GTACCACCACGTTTCTTATACTCTCGTACAAGCCACGCATTAGCATAAGCAGAAGGATATACCTTAAACTTACGCTTGGCTTCGGCTTTTACTCTAGCGTAAAGAGCTTTATTTACAGGTACATTCACTTCTTTTCTTACCTCCCTTTTTCTTCTTCTTTTTCTTTTTTGTTGTTGACATCCCGTAATGGTAAGGCATAAGCAAAAAGAGTAACTTAATATATTCTAAACGCAGTCTGCCCTAATGTCTCTGGTTTTGCCAGATTAAACTGCTGTAAACAAAGATAACCAAAAGCATCAAAAGCATGATCTACACCTAAATTCTTATTAGGCAATCCAGTATTAGGTGCATATGTAAGAGTTCTTAGTGCTTTTATCAATTCTTTACATCTAGGATGTATTAATGTCCTTCTTTCTCCATCAGCATCATACAAAGCAGTATTAACAGCAGTAATCTTATCTCTGATCCTCCAAGGTGATCTAGGGCTCATAACAGTAAAACCAGACCTTCTAAGTATCGTATGATCTGTAACTCCCACCCCACTAGTTTTTCTTGCACTACCAGTAGGGTCAGGACAAGCAATAATTCTTCTATCCACCCCATATCTTCTTGTAACCTCTTCAGCAAAATCCCAAGTGGTAGCACCACCTGTCAGCATAATCTCATCGAAGACATATAGTGTATTATTATGCTTCACAGCACAGATTCCTGCCATAGGGTCAACGTTAAAATCTAAACCAATTAACAAGGGAAGCATATGTAAATCCTCTACTTCCTTATCAATGTTTTCATCAGCAAAGCTAACAGCAACAAGACCAGTCAAGTTCTCAAAACTAGCCTCAAACTCCTGTCTAAATGTTCTTGGGTCTAATTGTCCTCTAGCAGCTTCAACCTCTTCAGCCTTTACATTACCCCCTTCAATCGTAGTAAAACTCCATCTCTGCCAATCATTCCATTCCTCTTCACCGCAATAACACCACATATCATAAAACCAACTGGCAGTACCATCAGGAGTACTAATAAACAAAGCCCAACCCTGTTTATCGGCTAATGCAGGTCTTATAACTTCAGCCCACACATCTCGCTCCATAAACGCAGCCTCATCCAATACAACACCAGCTAAACTTCTACCCCTCAATGCCATTGCATTTTCAGTTCCCTTCAATTCAATACTTGACCCATTGATCAAATCAATCCTTAAATCTGTTTCATTTTTAGCCTTAATCCAAGTTTTAGGTGTCAATCTCTTCAATTCCTTCCACGCAATATCCTTCGCCATGCGATAAGTAGGAGCACAATAAAAATAAACCTCCCCAGGTCTATTAATTGCACCTCTGAGTAACTCGATACAGGATAAATATGACTTCCCAAACCTTCGCCCAGCCACCAATAACCTAAATCTCTTATCACTATTAAATACCTCCCCCTGTGCATACCTTAAACTGACTTCATTAAGACTCATATAACCCTTTTTTTCATAATATTACTCATTTTCTTTCGCATTTCATACTTTTAAGGCTATCATCAGAATATTAACCCCCTCAAAGACTAAGTCCGTGGCTGAATCTTTTATAAACAACCTAAATTACGACCTCCCAGCTCCTCAACGTAAACCTCGTGTTCAAAAATATACAGGTGGCACTAACTCAAGAGCAGTTATAGAAGCTCGTTGCCAAAGACTCTATTCAAAACAGCTAGAAGGTAAAACAACCAGACAACTAGTAATAGAACATTCTCATAGAGAAGGTATTTCAGAAACAACAGGTTGGGCTGATTGGAACAAGGTTAAAGAATGGAATGATCAAGATTGGTTAAAAGAAAGGGAAAAAATGATTCCTCGCCTTCAAGCAATGAGAATGCGACTCTTCAACAAAGCAATATCAAAAGGTCAACTTCAAACAGCTGCTCAAATCTTAGACTCCCTCGGCAAAGTTGTAGGCGAATCCGTAGAAACAGTTAACATACAAGCTCCAGAACTTGCTATTCGCATAGAACCAAAAAGTTAATCAGAATATATTTAAGTTACCCACACACACAAATATCTATGTAACATTTGTTACACTACCCCTATTGTTACATAATGTTAAGATAATTATATATTAATCTATAAAGTTGTATAATCTTATATTTTGTGCTATAATATATATATAGATAAGAAATAAAACTTATCTATTAACTAGCACCTTAAAAATTAAATATGAAAAATCAATTAATTGATTCTCACACTGTCGTAACAGACAAGGAAGCAAATAGAACTATCTTAAATGAACTTAAAATATCATTTAAAGAAGTTCAGAACCCACGAACTGGTACAGGTTATTTAAAATTGTTTCTTACAGAATCTCAAGATCATGATGAAACAATAGAAGAATTAAACCGTTGGAGGGTTCAAAGCTTTATAGATAGAGTATTACTAGATTAACCTCTAGTACTCTTTAAATCAATTCTAAGGGGTGTAAATATCTTTAATAGATAAATACACCCTTTACAACAAATAAAGCTTTACAAGTCAACTAAAGCTAAACATCACTAAATTAATTAAACTCATGTTAAAAAATTTTATTATCTGGTCGGGATTTTATACCTTGGCTGGAATTGTTTTAACTTCAGTTATTACTGAAAGTCTTAATAAGACTACTTTCAATTCATGTAAAGCTAACATCAGTAAATACAATGAAGCATGCATACAAGTATTAAAAACTGGTTCAAAATTTCAACAAAACCAAGTATTAAATGTACTTGCAATTAATGAACTAAAAGGTATATAATTAAATATACCTTTATATCTTTTTATTTAATTAAACTATGAACACTTCAAAACGTTATTTTACAAGTAAAGAATACAACACGATTGTATTAAAACTTACTTCTAGTTCTTATGAGTATTCTAAGAATAAAGAAGAATATGATTTATTAATGGATAAGGCATATCATATGTTAACTTCAGATAATGAAGAAGAAGTTCTTCAAAAAGAAGAAATAATTAAAGAGCATAAATTAAGAAGTGAATATGTTAATAGACCACTAACAACAAAACCAACAATAAGTAACTCTTAACGGGTTACTTTTTTTATTCACACTTTATTAATTTAAAAACAATGAAAACAACTAGTGAAAAGGAAATTTTAAAAATGAATCACACATTGACAGTAAGTAATGCTTATGGGCGTGACTTTAAAAGTAAACGTGAAATATTAGACCATTACAATGCAAATAAAGACTTTCAAAACTTGAATGTAACTGTATCAGGTGCAATAGTTAATAAACAAGATGCTAAAAGGTTTAAAGTAGGTTTTTTAAGGGTTAGATATAATAATTTAATGAATATAGCAGTTATTGACGTTAATAAAGATAATTTTCAATAAAAAAATAATACTAGCTTTAAGGGGTGTTTATCCACCCTTTAATGAAAGTATTTTTTTTTACTTTCAATTAAAAACTAATTTTATTAATTAAAACAATGAATAAAAGACTTAAAAAGCTTTTTAAAGCTTATGACGATAATTTATTAAATTATTTCGCAGGTTTAACACCTAGTGAGAGTAAAAAATTTAATGAATTAAAAAAGAATATTAAAAGGGGTAATGATTAATGAATATTTTAAAAATGTCAAAAGGTAATAAAAAATTACCTAAAACTACGGGAATAATTAGTTTACCAGCTGGTATTACATGCCCAGGTGCTAACAGCTGTAAAGCTTTTGCAATTATGAATGATAAAACAAATAAGAGAGAGTTAAAAAGGGGTGATGAGAGTTTATTTACTTGCTTTGCTGCAAGTGAAGAGCTACGTTATCCTAACGTTTTTAATAGTCGTAGATACAACTATAATTTAATTAATAGTTATGTAATTAAAAGGGACGTTGACGGGTTATCTAACCTTATAAACGATAGTTTATTAGCTAATAAAAAGAATATAAATAAATTTAGAATACATGAGAGTGGTGATTTTTATCACCCTTTATATTTAGAATCTTGGCTGAATGTAGCTAAGTTTAATAAAGATATAAAATTTTATTGTTATAGCAAAAGTTTAGAATATTTTTTAAAAGTTTTATTACCTAACAATTTTTATTTAACCGCTAGTTATGGCGGTCGATATGATTATTTAATTAATGAAGGTTATTTTACTAGGTACAGTAAGGTGGTATTTTCAGTTGCAGAGGCAAAAAGATTAGGTTTAGAGATAGATACCGATGATAGTTGTTGTTTTAAAAATAAACCTTTTGCACTTTTATTACATGGGTTACAAGAGAAAAACACTTTAAGTGCTTTTGCCTTAAGAGAAATAAAAAGAAATAAAAAACTAGTTACTGTTTAGATTTTAAAAGTAATAAGAATAATAATTTATAAAGCATATCGTTATTATTAGGGGTTATCTCATCAACTTGAGATAACTTTTGATGTTTAATAATAGATTGCAATTGATCATTATTCTGAATGTCATGATCATGAATGAGAGACTTAATATAACTCATGAATGTACTTGATTAGTATACTAATATAGTCTATACTAAAATATATAATTATACAATTAATTAATCATGAATGAATCGAATTTACGTTTATCAAACGTACAACAAAAAGCTATTAGGGCGTTAGCCAAGGCCGATGCTAGACCAGTTAAGCAAATGCTATCAATGGTTTTAAATGAAGGTTTTAATTGGGTATTTAATGACTTTCAAGAGAATATGCAACCTTATCAAGGGTGGCCTGATGATTGGGAGAAAATTAAAAAAGAATTAGAGCAAGAATATAAAAAAGCTATGGAGGTTAAATAATGAACAATAAAAATAAAGAAGAGATTTACTCAAAAATATTCGATGCAGCAACTAATTTGCTTGTATGGAATAATGATTTGCCTAAATCTATAGGAAATTTAGATATAAGACTAAATAAAAAAGATATAACCAAACTTCAAAATATTGTTTGGTATATATCTCATTCAAAACTATGGAAATAAAAAAATGGTAAAAGAAAACCCTAATAAAGAATCCTGTAGAGAAAGAATGAAAGAACTTATTAGGATTAAAAAACTTAATAGAAATCAAGTAGTTAAAAGGTGTATGAGGGAATTTGATGATGTTCATAAATCAACTTTTTATGGTTGGTATGATGAAGTTATTAATGAACCTGA